GCACAACCTCCTTGCAATCCTATAAGTGTTTCTAAGCAAGTCATATCGCAAATTTAAGTAAAAAAAAAGGGGTTAGGTATTAGCCCAACCCCTTCAATTTTAGGTTAATCAATTAATCTGCACAAGCGGCAAGGTCAGTACAAACCTCTTCCAATGCTGCAAGTCCTTTTACTCCTTCAAAGTTGCTTCCAACTTGGTAAAGGTAAGCGGGTGCAGTATAGTATTGGTATGTAGCGCGAATGTTGATGTTCCAATCATCACACAAACGCTGCATACGGTAATCGAACTTCATGCCAGTAGCTGGGTCGAAGATAGTATCCGCAATGTTTGAAGAATCAGACAACTTATTGAAATCAGCTTCGTACAAAGAAAACCCAACTGGAACAATAGAACCAAGTCCAACAGCAAGGTTGGTAGCGTTAACCGATGACAAAGCAGCAGCAAGGTGACGGTCATAAACCGCGGCCAAACCGAAACGCTCGATAATTGCCATCAAGTCATAACCAAGTCCATCAGATGAACCACCAGCTATTGCCTTACGCAAGTAGCTTGTTAACTCATTCGCTCCAAAAATTGCAGCCCCGTTAATACGTGACATCAAAAGAGCCGTTTGGATTTGCTCAAACAAAGCGGAGTTAACAGGACGTGCATCCGTTCCGTTTGCCAAAGTGGTGTTCACTTGAAGGATGCCACCGCCCGTGAGGTTAGTTCCTCCAATGTTAGCAGTATCTTGTGACCACCCACCAAATTGAGTAGCAGCAGCCAAAGCAAGACGCTCACTTTCTTTCTCCTTAATCCCGTTGATAATCTTTTGAACCTTACGTGCAACAAATGCGCTGTTTTCTTCGCAAGTACCAACCAAATCGGAAGGGCTAACAGTGAAGTCTTTACCTACGTTCAAAGATGTGTCAAAGCTGTAAGTTTCAACAAAGTCGCATTCGGTGTGAGACGCAGCACAACCCGAAGTGTTCTCGTTGATGTCGGAAGTTAGGAATGGTTGGTCATAAACAATCTCAACCTGACGCACTTTTGACGCGCCTGTTAAGCCTTTGATTGTTGAAGCTGACCGATTACCCTCGCTCATTACGTGGGTAAGGAATGGCAATGCAATGGGAGCCATATTGTTTTGATTAGCAAAAGCAGAATCCAAAGAATTCTGTATTGCTGGGCAATTTACGATTTCGCACAATGATTGTGACATGATGTTTTAGTTTTAAGGTTTGATTTGAACAGTAGGCCGTTCAAGTAGCCGAAAAACATTTTAGGGGATGTCACGCCCGAAGTGTACTCGTATTCGTATTAATGCCTTGCAGCTACCTTCTTAACGTTATTCTGTCCGATTGGCGGCGTGTAAGTGGTCGCAAAGTTAGGAACTTTTTTTGAATCAATTACAGCACCCAATTTTGACTCTTCAAACTTAGCTTTAATCACTTCCTCGTAGGTAGCTGGCTCACCGCTTTTAACTTTTGATTTAATTAATTCGCCTTTAATATCGCGAACAATCGGGTTACCTTCTTCGCTCAAATCAAACTTGAATGTTTCGTTCAAATCGGCTTTGAATCCCTTAACAGCTAAAGGGCTTGCGGCTTCTGAAAACTTCAATCCTTTCAGCACGTTCTCAAATTCTCCCTGAATCTTGCCCGTACGCTTTTCAGAAATTACGCTTTCTTTGAATTGGTTAAATTCATTTTTAGTTCCTTCATGAAGCCCACTCAAATCTTCAAGTTGCTTCTTATACTTATCCAAATCGCCTTTGAACTTAGCCTCTGCCTGTTCAGCGGTCAAACCTTTTGCAGCTTCAAGTTCGGCAAATCGTGACTTAACCGCCCCCGCGAAGATTGATGGCAAATCAGTAAGGTTTTTATCCTTTAATTCGGACGGGTCGATTTCAACGCCAATATCCTTAAAGCCCTTTTTGATGGCGTGTGATACTTTGCCGTTCAATTCGCCCAACGCTGTGCTATGCCTTTCAGTCGGCACGTACTTAGCGTTTATTTCTTCTTTAACTGTATCAATAGTTGTGTCGGCTGTAATGGTAACGCCCAAAAAGTCGGCAAGGTCTTTTACTTCAATTGGCATCTGTTTTTGGTTTACGTGTTTGTTTTGGTTTTTCAATTGGCGTTTCAAATTCTTCCAATGGCAACGGTTCGGGCTTCCTTACCTTAGGCGCAAGGTATTCAAAGCGTTTAGCAAGCTGGCTAAATTCGTCTTTAGTTAATTTGTCCTCTAAATTCGGGTCGCTTACTTCGATGCTTTTGATGTTTGGCAGCTTAAGTAACCGACTAAAGAACTCACCCGTTAGGGCTTCATAGTTAAAGAAACGGCTTTCTTTACCGTTAACTATGCACTTGATTAAAGTGTTTTTAGGCATTCAATATTTGATTGGTTAATAGCGAATTAGGCACAAAGGTATTTAATTTTGCCCGTTCTACAAGTTTTGCCACACGTTCGGCATTATCCAACTCTAAGAACTTAGGATCTTCTTGTATCAACTCCTGTGCAATCTGAATAGACGAATCATGTAGCGTAATTTGCCACGGTTCAATTGAGTTGGTTGCCTTACGTAATGCGATGGCCGTATCACTTAGCGCAAACAATTTGTCTGCGATAACGATTGAACTTAGTACCGCCTGTGCATCCACGTCTGAACTCAAAAGGTTGTTCATTAACTGGAAGAACAAAGTGTGCATAATGTACGCTGGGGCTTCGCTATCCCTTGCCATCTTAATCTGCTCCCAAATATCGGCTTCGGTTCTAAAGTCAAACGTCTGCGGATAAATCAAAGTCGGGGCAAGGTCGGCATCTTCATAGCGTTGGAATGCTATCCTATGGTTAGCAAAATCAAACACATCAAAGATTTGCTCACTTACGCCTTTGACAAAAGAAAACATAGACTGCTGGTCTATTGCCATCCCCGTGGCCGTCATATCCTTTGAGCCTTTCACATCGCTTGTAGACGTTTGAAGGTGCAGAATTGACCGCGCTTCTTTGGTGTCAATATCCACCTGTTCACGCACGAAAGACATTGCATTGGTGGATGGCTCAACATACTCAACTAAAGGATAGTTGCTCGCTTGCCCTTCGCTGAATCGGTCTGAATCAGTCCAAAGCAACGTACCCATCGGGCTAACTGGTCGATATGCCCCTGTGCCTTGACACGCCCCACACGTACCTACGTCTTTGCCCGTTTCAATTGAAATTAAATGCCCGTTTTGGCAATTGCTTACTTCATCGTGGAACTCACACTTTGAAGCCTTCATTATCCTAAACGGAAACGCGCTATTAGCTATTGATAGCTGTAAGTAATTTCGATTCGTTAGGGCTAAATTCAGCAGACCAACCGCGTAATAAAAAGGACTTACCCAATAGATACTACCATCGGGCGAAATCTGTGGTACTCCCTTTAACTCAATAACGGGCAAGATACCCTCACCGTGTGCAAAGTATTCAAAGATTGCGTAAGTGTTTTCGGTTTGTCTACCTACTTGCTCAATTCTCCAAATGGTTTCGCGGGTATACAAATACATAACCCGCCCCATTCTATGTTCTTTTCCGTTGTACTCGACCCGTGACATTTCAGAACTAACACAAAGGGCATAATGGCCGCTTTTGTAGTCGATTACCTTATCGCTAGCATAGTAGTAAATTGTTGGCTCAAATAGCTTTTGGTCATCAACTCTACTTTCACCATCCTCATTTTCCACATACTTAAATCCGTGTGGCATAACGGCAACCAATCCGTTTGCATCTTTTGTTTTGATGGAAGGTAATACGCCTTTTACAAAGGTTTCAACTGACCCATAAATAGGCAAGTCGGTAAGTAGGTATTTCATCAAGTCCTCACTACCTTCTTTTGGTATTACTTGCCAGTTGGAATCTATAAACGCCCTACCAATTACCGTTAAGTAGTCTTGGAATACTTGCGATGTGGTATTGGTATAGTTGTCCTTTATATACTTTTGCTGCTCCAAATCTTGGTTCGGGGCGCGGTTTCTAAATAGCTTTTCGGGGAATACGTTAGGGTCGGCATGGACAAGTATAGAATTCCGCTGCTCGATTGCGGCAACGTAGCCATCCCGATACTTAGGAATATCACCTTTCTTTGTGAATTTCTCAACTTCCAGAACATTATCTAAAATTCGCCTAACATCGACCTCGTTCATGCTGCTTTTTCCATTACGATATAAAAGTCAGTCAATTGGCAGCCTGACTTCTTGCCGCCACACCGCCCCCGTATTGGCCTATCTTGAGGACGTATCTTTATATTTCGTGCCATGCCACAAAGTTAGTTAATTTTTAACGTGTGCTTTCTTTGCCGTTTATCTCATCCGTCCAATGCTCGCACATTTCGATAATCATGCTTTCAAAAGTGTATGTTGGTTGCCATCCTAATTCAGTCCGTAGCTTAGTGGAATCGCCTTTCAAGTAGGGCAATTCCTCCGCACGTAAGTATTTCGGGTTAAGTGTTACATGGTCGCGGTAATTTAAATCAAAGTAACTAAACGCCAATTCGCATAACTCGCGTACGGTGTGCGTTTCCATCATGCTGCAAACGTAATCAGTTGGCTCGTCAAGTTGTAACATGGCGTGCATCACTTTTACGTAGTCTTTAGCGTGACCCCAATCGCGGGATGCGTCTAAGTTGCCCAACTCTAAAACGGATTGCTTTCCGTGCGCTATCATAGCGGCGGCTTTCACTACCTTGTTGGTTACAAAGTCAACGCCCCTACGCGGGCTTTCGTGGTTAAATAGAATGCCGTTACTCAAGTGCATACCGTAAGCCCTACGATAATGCCGAACCACGTTGTATGCGAATACCTTGCTGCAACCGTACGGGCTAACAGGATTTAATGGAGTGCTTTCGCGTTGGTAGCCGTCCTCATCACAACTAAGACCAAACATCTCGCTGCTGCTGGCTTGGTACATTCGTGCATCGGGGCAAACCCTCCGCATCGATTCAAGTAAGTTAATCACTCCAACGGCATCGGTTTGAACGGTAAACTGTGGCACGTCAAAGGATATGCGAACGTGCGATTGTGCGGCTAAGTTGTAAACTTCATCGGGCATCACTTGGGTAAGTATGCGCTCCAAACTTAGCGGGTCTGTCATATCCCCGTAGTGCGTGTGAAAGTTTGGGTTTGAGTAGCAAAGTTTAAGGCGTTTGGACTCTTGCACGATGTTTGAACTCGCCCGAATCATTCCGTGTACTTCGTAGCCTAATCCAAGAAGGTACTCGCATAGGTAGCTTGCATCTTGACCAGTTGCACCAGTTACAAAGGCTTTCATATCGGATTACATATTATGTCCACTTGCGCCCCTTCCAATCCCTCATTTTTGTAAAGGTTGCGGTACTCATATCCCATAGAATCAAGTAAGGCAAGCAAACTTGCACGGCTTTCACCTTGTCTTTCAAGTGCGGTTTCGTTCACCTCGATTAACATTGTTGGGGCAAATTTCTTAATGGTTAACGCTGCACCTTTTAACGCTTTGACCTCCATGCCCTCGCAATCCATCTTTATGAAATCGCATTCTGGTAGGTTAATCGAATCTAATGAAACGCATTGGATGTTACCCTCCGCGATTGCGTGAGTAGCCCCAGCGTTAATGTCGTGGGCTAATCCGATGGTGTGCTTCTTATCGCTTACACCGCGTTTAAAGCATACCGTGTTATCCTTGCCCTTCAAATTATACTCTAAACATTCAAAGGCTTTCGGGTTTGGCTCAAATGCGTAAACAGAACCACGCGAACCGACCCGATTAGAATAGGCAATTGTATGATCACCGATATAAGCCCCAATATCAACTACGGTGAACCCGCGATGGATAAATTCATCTAATAATGGTAACGTACTACGGTCGTGGTCTAAGCGTTGGTTCTCAATTACCCACTTGCTTATGTGAGTATCGCCCTCAATTAACGCGACTTTTTTACCGTTTGGAAATTCGTGTATTATCATTGCTCAAAATGTTTACCAGTTAGCCCAAAGTAAAGGCTTTTCAATCGCTCTTCCGTTTCAATATAATGCCTTATGTTCAATGGGTTGTAACTAAAATCTTCATTTAGCGTGATTATATCGCCAAGTTCGTAAACCCAAATCTTACCTCCGTATAAAGGATGAGATGGGCAAATAAACCTTTTAACAAATCCCCAATAAAAAAGTTTGCTTTCGGTTAGTTTCATTTGATTTGCGCTAAAACATCGTTAGTAATTCCGCCCCAACTCCAAAACTGCATTGCTTTAATCTTTGGCATATCAGCCCCGTTGGTATCTTTGAAAACGTAACCTTTTGGCTCATGTACTTCGGCAAATGCACCCATCACATTAAATTCCGAAAAGGAACGATAAGGCACACGACTTAGGTAAGTGAACAGCGGTAATTTGTGAACTTCCTCTAAATACATACACACGTTCTTTAGCGTTTTTGTGTGGTAAACTAAAGGCATCCTACGCATATATTCCCACTCCACCATGTATTTCATCGCGGATTCGGTTATCGGCTGCCACGGGCAAGCAATCTCGGAGTAACGTGTTTTCCAAATGATGGGCTTGCCATTCTCAAAGTACTCATTAACATCCAACGGTTCAATCGCAATTACATCGCTATCCCAAAAGACAACGGCATCGGCATCGGTATACTTCCAAGCTTCCAACTTAGTTAGCTGCTGGCCGATATATCCATCGGGAAGGTCAGGAACTTGAACCACTCTTTCAGCGGTTAGGTGTTCCAATCCTCGCGGTGTTGGTGTGCAAATAACGATATTACGATAGCCCGTCACGTGCTTTTGAATAGACGCAAGGGCTAAGTGTAGCCACTCGTAATCTTTGGGATAGGTGCGGCAGACTATGTCAATTGTCATTTGCATTTGGCTTGAATCAATCTAAACACCGTGTTGTTTATATCCTGTGGCCGCCCTCTTTCTAAGTAGTTTTCCACCCAGCTAAAGTGTCGTGTCATTCGATGCCATTCCTCCGCGTTGTACTGCACTTGGTGGCGTTCGTGCATGAAGATAGGTTCTTTAACTAAGAACAACTGCACGCGGCTCATAATGAAGCGATAGGGTAGCCAATAATCCCACCACGTTTGCCCCATCGCAAATAGCGTGTGAGGTATCAAATCGTAATAGTCGGAGTGAATAAAGAAAACGTCAAAGCCATTAGGGTATAGCTTTTGGTCTTGAAAATCGCGGTTAAAATCCGTTCGGTTGCAGAATACCAATCCTTGTTTGCACTTGCTGAAATACTCCGATACTGCTCCCCGTAGAATAATGTCGCTATTGATTAACATTATTGATTCAAACCCGTTATTCCTTGCGTAGTCTATAAATGAGCCAATTAAAATATAAGGTGCTTTGTAAAGACCTTTGGTTGTAATCGTTACCTCCGCAAACTCAATATTGTAGCGGTCTTTAAGTAGCGAAATTTCGCTGGCAGTGTTCAAAGATATAACTCGGCAACCTTGTGCCTTCCAACTTTCTACTGCTTTAATTTGTGCGTCACCAATCGCGTGTCGGGGTGAAATAGACGTCAGTGCAATCAATTCGATGTGGCTAAAACAATATCCCTTTCAGAACTTAACTCAATCCCGTAGCACCAGCTTTCATCCTTTGAGTTGCTTACGCCATACATAACAGCGTTGCAAGGTTTCAGAGTGATGGCAACTACCATCAGCCGTTCTTGTTCCTTATCCATTTTGAGGTAAACAAATTCCCCGATATTGAACTCGATAACGTGACCCGTTTTGGTAAGCATTCGGCAAAATTAAACTATATTCCCAATAGTTTACGGGTTTTTGCACTTGGCGAATAGAATCCTTTAGCTATTGCCTCCTTAAGCGTGGCGGTTGGTACTGCTGCTTCGGAAACAGGCAGTATAGAATGCTGGCAATTATACCCACCAGCATAGGCGAAGATTGTACTTGAATCGGTAGCACGATTCATTCCCGCCCATCCTTTGCCCGTGTTGCATTCGCCTAAATTCTCTTTGTTGCCCCAACTTTCAATCTCTTTTTTGTGGTACCATTTTCCGTTGCGCTTTTCACAAAAGCATCTTGTTGTGTCCATTAAACCGCCCGTGTAACGATACCACTCTAAGCCTAAATCTGCTGCTATAATTTCAGTAAAAGCCCTATCCGTTGTTCCAATAGTATCGGTTACAAGTTGCCGCGAATAAGCAAGTAAACGCCCGTCATAGTTAGGTGTGCCAACTATGCTATCCGTAACGCTCACCAATAAATCGGAGTAACTCGCTTTGGTTTCGATGCCTGTGAGTAGCGTTTCAAATACGGGGTTTAACACGGCTTCATCAATACCGTTCACTAATTGCCCTACAAGTTGTGCCCGTCTTGCTGCGTATGTTTGGGCTGCAAAGGTGGTTTCTATTCCTTGCCCGCCTAAGGTTGTCATGTAGGCTGTGGATGTCGCTTGCTGCTGAATAAAGTCTTTATTCAACTCCCCTATCACCGTAGCATATTCGCCCTGTGTCATATACGCCCGTAAGTCCTCCAATATAGCCGTGACCGTTCTAAGGTTTGCTCCTGTTTGGTCTACTACTCCGTTGGTCGTGGTCAACTTAGCCATTAGCCGCGTAAGGCGTGCAGCTATTCGAGGTTGTATTCCCGTCACTCGATTAACCCAACTGTCAGGAATATCCGTTAGGCCGTTTACCTTGTTGCGGAGTAGTTCGGCTGCGGTGGGCATTCTAAGGCGTTGGGATTAGTATGTAGACCATTGTAATAGTAATATCGCTATCCCCGTTTAATGGGTTGCCAGTTTCAACATAAATTTCAATGTCAGTAGC